GCCGAGGTGATGCGCCCATCACTATCAACGGTGATATCAGCGCTAGTGTAACTTCCAGCGGTGACAGTTGTTGATTGAAGTTCAGTAGGACCAACCGAGTCAGGCCCAAGCGTGCCCCCGCCGCCACCTGACGTGCCGTTAGCAGCTGATGTAACACGGCCATCAACATCAATCGTGATATTGGCATTGGTGTAGGCGCCAGCGGTAACGCCGGTATCAACCAACTGAAAGGTGCCGACCGAATTAGCAGGCGGTAACGACCCGCCCGCACCAATCGGAACGGTGGAAAGCGTGGCCGCGCCATTGGCAGCCTCAACCACCGTCATGATCAGATGATCACGACCACCGCCGCCGATATCGATTTCAATGAAAATCCAAGCGGACCGAGAGAGCTTGCCCGCCCGCACAGCCGGATCAAAATAGCCAGGAGTCGTGATAACAGCTGGGGCGTCAGCTGTCTTGTAGCCCCATATCTGGAAAAACGAGGTGGCTATTAAGTGGAGGTCGTCTAAGACAAGCGGCAACCGATCACACCTTATAAAGGTGCGCGGATGTCTCTGCTCACATTGTTAATAACATTAAATAGGCTGGAGTTTCAAGAATTATTGGAAGGCGTGCTGTTCTGCCCAACTGCTTTAATCGCCCGGTAGGACGCCAAGGACATGGAACCTTTTTCGACATTACAGGCAAAGCAAGCTAGCTTAAGATTTGATTTCCCATCTGGTCGTTTTCTTTTCCCACCATCACATCGCGGAATAACATGGTCCCAAGTGGCTGTATTGGGGTTGTTAACATCCAAAGTCATTTCCCCGCAACACAAATAGCAGGTGCCTTTTTGGGAATTAAACCGTCGTATTTTTTTACGTAGATTTCGGTTGTCTTTGCCCTTGGGTAGCTTTGGCATTAGTTAGTCAGTCAGCCCAGTAGACTCTTTAAGTTGTTCCAATAGATACCTCAGATAAAAGACGTTTTGGCCAGGCACCATTGAAACAGCTCGATCCAAGTCCTTTTTTGTTGCCTCACCATCGAAAAAGGCCGTGGTCATCTTTTGCGCATCGTCCAACATGCCAAATGTCGGACCTGCAATCTGTCCAGCAAAGCCTCTTGTTTTATAACGCTGCGGCTCTTCGCCAGCGAGCATCGACATCGCCCCATGACCGCCTGTTAGCTTGTCAGCGACAGCATCCATTTCAACGAACAACGACAGAGCGCCAGAGCGATCAATGCCATTCACGATTAAGTCGCGGGCGTCTCTATCCTTGGGCTCGCCATCCTTAGATATATCGCGAATGACCGTGCCAAGCGCGCCAAAGCCAACAAGCATGATAATGCCGTTAAGAGTCGCTAGATCTCTAGTTTGCAGGCCAGAGGTTAGAAGTTGTGTGGTCGAGGCCATGGCGAAGCTTTTGAACTGCGTCACCAGAGAACCGACACTGGTATGCATCCAAATCGGCTTGTCAGCAGCGCCAGGCGTTATAATCGTGCGATCCACGTCCTGCACCAAGGCATCGCGAAAAGCATCAATCGCCGCCTGATCTTTCCAAGCCTCAGTATTGCCAAGAATAACCCCGCCTGCATGTCGCTCCCAACTGTCAGACTCCTTAGCAATCGCTTTGGCCAAGCCAATCTCAATGCCTGATCTGGATAGCTTCAAGGTTTCCGATCGCGTAAGCGTTTCACCCCTAGCAAGCTTTTCCGTGGTGCGCAGAATACGTGAAGCGGCCATGGTCGAAGACCATGACTTTAAGCCCTCATTCCAGAGAGATAACATATTCACAATGCCGAAATAGTCTGACGCCTTGGACAGCCCACGTTCGAACTTGCTTTCCGCAACCCACCGATCGCCCAAATCAGCAAGGCTGCGCGTTCTCGTGGCCAAAACTAGATCAAGGGCCGTGCCGGCAAGCTGCGCTTCCTTGCGCCCCATGCGCACGCCCTTAAAGCCGGTTGCGGCATCGGCGAACAAACCACCTACAGAACGCGCCAGGCCTTCTTCCATGACCACGCGGCCAACATCAGCAATCGAACTTAATGTGGCCGATCCCAACAGGCGCATGAAATTGAACTGCTTAACCCCGCGACCAATGCGCTTAAGTCCAACATGGTCACCCCAAGATACATAATTATTGCGCAGAACCCGAGCCAGATCTTGAATGTTGCGGCTTTGCTTGGTGGCCTCGTCCTGGATGCGCGCGCGTTCAGCTTCAGTCTTAGCGGCCTCAATCTTAACATTCGCCTCGTCCTGGATCTCAGCTAACTGATGCTCCATGTCAGCACGGCCAAAAGCCCGCGTCATCTCAACATCAGCCGCCATGGTCGAGATATAGCGCATGGCAACTTCTAGATTATCGCTCTCAAGAAAGTCCTCAATATCCTCATCTGGAATATGAAAGGTTCGCTCTTTCAGCGGGCCGCGTGCCAAAGGATCAATGATGAAGTCGGTTCTAGCCGCATTGTTGCCCAGAATCTTATCGATGATCTGGTCAGCAAAATCATCAAAAGAGCTGTTTCTGATCGCGTTCTCTAATTCAGACAAGCGCGCTGCTTCAGCCGCTGGAAGATCTTGATCGGCCTTGGAAGCCTCAATTTTAGCGCCAAGATCCTTTATCTTGTTTCTGATCGAAAGAGACTGGTTCTCAAGCGCCTTAATGCTGGCGTTCTGATCCCGTCTTAAGGTTGCCGTCATTTCAGCATCAAGCCAGCATCAAGCTCTTGAGCGCGCACATTGGCAGCATCAAGCTCAGCTTCCAGATCAGATCGACGGCTATTGTTCTTCACCAGATCGATCTGTTGGGCGATCAGATCATCGCGCTCAGCAAGTACAGCTCTTTGCACATACTGAGATGCAATGCGCTTGAACTCAGGTCGCTGGGCTTTGATCTTTTCCCGATTGTAGACAGCTTCCTTGACCTGGACGCCCTCAGGCAAAAGGCCAACCTCGATCGCCCGATCTTTTAAGGGATCGAAGACATTAGAGCGCATCCACTGCGCAGCCTTTTGCACAGAGCTATCCGCATGGACGTCACCGCGTCTTAGGGCTTTGCCGATCTCTTGCCGAAATTCTGTATAACCAAGCCCGCCGCCTGCTGCCTTATGCTCGCGGTGCATGTCCTTGGTCGATTGACCAGCTGCAGCCTTTACCGAATCATAACGCTTGATCTTAAGCTCAACCGATGGCGCTGTAGCGATGCCTTTAACATTGCCCTCGGTCACAAGGGTTGTGGTCACCAGCTCGTCTGTAATGCGGCGCACACTGTCTAACTCAGATGCTTTCATCTGCAACGAGACCGGCGCTAAATTCGCTTGGCTTAACTTCTCCAGCGCCTTCTGACCAACAAACTTATCAATCCGCGTATCGTCAGGATTAATCGGCGTTCGCTCGGCACCAACGCTATCGTCAGTCCTGGTTATGCCGTCAACGCCAGCCTCAGGAGGTCGGCGATTGCGCACCGCCTCACTAAGCGCAGTTGCGTCTTTGACACCTTCTCCTATGGCTTTCCTTGCAGTAAGAGCAGCTGCCGTGCCGCCAATCCCCATGCCAAAGGCACCGCCAAGAAGCACGCTATAGGCGCTCTCTTCCATGGTGCGCTCACGCTGGGTCGATTGCAGCAAGCCTTCACTCAAGGCAGCATCGGCGGCACCACCAACGCCAGCGGCGGCAACTTTGGTTGCCAGCTTGCCGCCCTTAAGCGCAACGCCAACGCCTGGCAAGAAGGTTGTCGGATCGGCAAGAATAGCCAGCGCCGATGCCGCGATCTCAGGGGCAGGCCCATCGCCCATAGTGCGACGTGCATCACGCTCACGCTGGATCTGGGTTCTGATGGTGTCGACGTCTTGTTGCCGGTTGGCATCAGAAAACTGTGAAGCAATAGGCAATTCTTCTGGCTCAAGATGATCCATGACATTAAAGGCCGGATCATATTCAGCCATCTCAGGATCACCCCTATCCCGAAGAAAGCTACCAACGGTATTTTCTATCTGGAAAGCAGCACCGACCTGTTCGGTGAACGATGACCCCTCAGGCAAAGGCCTTACTGTTGCCGATGGCTTTCTGATCGATGCCGGGTCATTCAGAAATGGCATCGGAGCCCACCCCATGCAAAAGCGACCGGGCAACAGGATTGTGGCTACTAGGCCCGCGCTTACCAAGTTCTTTTTCTTGCTCAGCAACTAAGCTTTGGAATAGCGGGCTTTCAGCCACTTCTTTATCCCCTGGAAGAGAATAGCGAACGATATCACCGTTCTCATCAGCCAAAGGCACCAAAGCGCCAAAGTCATTCTCAACCATCACGCGGTAGATGGGCTTGCCGCCAGCGGCAAGGCTCTTTCTGGTATCTTGAAGATCGGCCTCTAAGCGGAAATTGCCCTCAATGCCAGCGGCTTCTAAGCCTTGCTTAACCTCAGTATCGACGATCTCGCGGAATTGCTCGCCATTGAGATTGCCTGCGGACTTAGGGATATAGCGTTCAGGCGGATAGCGCATGGCGCTACCATCACGGAAGTTGCTCGCACCCCATTTGTCAGTTAGCTGACGCGCTGCTGTCGACAATGCCATCTCTTGATTGCCTGACATTTGATATAAGGTCTTATACTTCCGCTCCATCTCACCAACCATGACGGGATCGGTAAGGCTGCCGCCAAAGAACCCTTCTAGCTCCAAACGGTCCTGCAGCTCTTCATCAAAATCGATCTCTTGATCTTTTAGCTCTTCCTTGCGGGATAAAGCGACTGAGGCATCAGGCATATTGCTAAGTACCTGGGTTGCCGCATCCTCGTAGGACATGCCGGCATCCTCGACCAAGGTGCTGACCATCTTCACCCGATCACCAGCCCCGGTATCAGCGCCAGGCGCTGCTTTCGATATGGATGAATACATCTGCGCTGATAAGGCCAACTGATCAGGGTTAGCCATTCGATCAGCATTCTTTATGATCCGTTTGGCCTGGGTCGGGATAAAGCCTGTATCTTCGGCGAATTGGGTAACGTGGTCGATCGGGGAGGCATCGTCTTCGAGAAGCGACGCCCGTTGCGCCCAGACTTTATCCGCTTCCGTTTGAGTATCGAGGCCAAGGCCACTGGCCAGCTTGTTCTGTAATGCCTCGTTTTCCTCTGCCTGTTCCGTTTCGTCCTCAACGATCCCATCCGCGATGTTCATGAGCTGGGTAAATTTCGAAGGCTTCTTGTCGAACAAGCCCTCATTGCGCGCGTTCATGATATCGGCATGGGAAAGCTCACCACGCCTAACGCCAAGTTCAAGATCAGCCGTGCGAAAGTCGGCTTGCTTCGCCGCACCGGCTTTAATCTCTGCTAAGATCCTCTTTTTAGAGGCTTTGGCTTTCCTGATCGCTGTTGCCTTATCCCCGCCATCAATCAGCCCGTCATAGCGTCCGCCCTGCAGATCTTCCAAAACCGAATGAGGATCGCTCTCAATCAGACCAGAGATCGCGGAATTGGCCAGGACCGACTTAGCCTTTTGTGAGGATTGGGTTCTTTCCTCTTTGGTCATGAACGGCGATTGATCATCGATCATCGCGATGGCTTGCTGGATATAGCTATCAAGCTCACCAGGATTGCTGACCGCCGCCGATGACAAGGCATCCATGCCAGAGCTAAAGGTGTTCTCAGCATGGGATAAGGCCGCTGCGCGCTCATCTGTCGAGGCGCGAAGAACCATGCGCTGACGAATGCCGGTTAGTTTTTGGCTTAGATTGAAATGTGCTTCTGGATCGCCCTCAACCTCGCCCAGCATGCCCTCGATACGCTGATCGAGAAAACCCTCAACGCCTTCGCGAAAGCCAGCACCACCTTCAGGGGCATTCTGCCTTAGCTGCGCGTATTGATCTTCGAACTCGATCGTTGCATCTGTGGTGCGCTTGGTGATGTCAGTCGCTAATTGCCGGCGTCGTTCAAGCTCAGCGGCCTCAGCAGCCTCTTTCTCCAAGCGTCTTTGCTCGGCGATCTCACCAGACCGAACGCGTTGCAGTCCAGCATCAAAGCCTTGCCGTGCGACATCAGACAGCCTAGCCGTTGCCGCTTGGGCCTCGCCGCCAGTGCGCGCATCAATGGTGCGGACAGGCGCTTGGCCGCTTGGCCTGATTTGGCGTTGGAAGGTGCGAATGACGGCCATCAGCCCAACAACCTACTTCCAGTGTTAATGCCAGCGCTCAACAATGTAGCAAACTGATTGGTCTTTCCGGCTCGCTTTACATCATCAGCACGAAAGCGCTCTATAGCCGCCTGCTGACGCAGTTGCGACTTCTGGTTTTTGTAGTTGCGATGAGAGATCTGTGCATCGCGTTCAGCGCCCCTTGCCGCTTCCGCAATCAAGGTCGAGCGCTGCCCTTGGAAGGTAAAGCCAGAAGACCCAATGGCCACAGACTGATCAGCCTGCACACGCCTAGAAACCTCTTGGATCGAGCGCCGCTCTTCACGCTGGGCAAAGCCAAGCTCTTTTTCCTGGGCTTCCGCGACCTTGGCATTAAAGCGGTGAAAGCCCGCTTGGATATTCGCCTGACTGCGCTGCGCTTTTGATGCGAAATAGGCAGACGCAAGCGAACCGCCAGCCAGCGCTAGGGATGTAGCGCTAGTGCCGGAATAAGCGTTGGCGATACCTGCTAAAGAGGACGAACCCATCGCCACCAATCCGATTGATTATCTGCCGTGCGTTGGCCGGTCGGCTCGAAGTTCAAAAAGCCAAGCCATCTTGGAACATAGTCATAGCCATCGGGGGCTGATGCCCAGATGTCGTCAGAGCCCACCTCATCAATAACCTTAGGAACTTCGCGCATTGCTGTCCTAATCATGGCAACAGGATGATGCTTTCTTATCCAAGAAGAAACCGCCATCACCATTTCTAGTCGATCGCTCGCCTGCACTATACCATAGATCGCTTGTACATTGGTGAAATCCAGCCAATAGGCGGTAAAGCAGTTCGGTAACCCGCCATCTCTAGGCAGCAGATTAAAGTCCACGCCTTGAAATGGCTTGCCCGTCGCCTCGTCCATTTCGATTAGACGAAAATCCTCAAACAACATGGGCCTGACATCAAGCATCTTCGACCCTAATCCTTGGAGCGATAGCCAGAACAGTCAAAGGACAAGCGCCCGTTGTTTCCACCAAAATGCGCGGGTCGCGGTCTTCTTCCCAGTCATGGCAAAAGTTCACGCGGTAATCGCCGGTCAACAGCAAGCCATCGGTGGAATAAGACTCGACAGGCGCAAGGTCTGTTAGATCAGTGCCAACAAACACCTCACAACTATCCAATAAGGATATTTCCGTTTCGCTGATCACGCGCTTCTTACCAATCGCCGTGCCTTTCTCCGAACCGCCCTCAATCTTCACCGATTCAAAAAAGCTGCGGATTGGCCTGCCGACAAAGATCTTGGACGCAGGGGACGCAATGGCGATCGACCCACCAACAACCGTCTGTTGCGGCTGCGGCACGCGATCAGCCAAGATGTTGACCGTCTCACCTTCTAAGTGGCCAAGCCCGGTTACCGTGGTTGCTGGCGCCCCGTCATAGCGAGCCCCGCTATCAACAAAGTAGGCATCCTCAAACAACTCGCCGTAATCCGTGCCGCGCCAGATCGGCTCCATGATCTCAACACGGCGTTGCCCGCCGTCATTGACTACCAGCCAAACCTCGTCATTCTGCTCATTGTTGACCGATCTAGAGCCGGGAATAGTCATCACGCTTTCAACGGATCGCCCTGGCATCGGATGACGCGCCCAAGCAACAACGCTTTCAACCTTGTCGTAGCTAAGAGACACAAGCGAACCGTTCTGCAGGCACGACCAGATAACGCTTTCCGGCTCTTGCTGATACGCCATCTGTTTAATGCCGCTGGTCAATATATGATCAGCTAACTTAGAAAGATCAGGCGTATCAAAATTGTCGATATCGAAGTTAAAGACCAGCTCATGCACTTTCTCTTTACCGCGAGCGGCAAACAGAACGGACGACCGAACAAAGAGTGCATCAATATCGCCGGCCCTGGTCGAGGCCACACGGCGCGCTCTAATGTCATTGGGCGTTACAGGGCCGCCAGATGATGAGCGAATAGCCCAAGGGCCGCCAGAGGTGCCCACAAGCAGGCTATCCCGGCTCACCATCCAAAGAATTTGTGTTTCCTGGCCACTATCTAGCGTGCCATCGATCGGATCATCTGCGAGCGTGTCTTGAACAAGGCCAGGCGGCGAGAAGTTATCAAAGTCGCCCGTTCTCGAATAACGCAATGTCGGCTCGCCACTATCGGCATAGACCACGCGCTGTTCAAAGATTGATATAGCGCGCGGATAGCCGCGCACATCAGACCAAGCGCCTTCTTGCCAAAAGGAAGTTGGTGTGGTGACCATGCGAAAGGGAATGCGGCCAGTTGCAGGCCCTCGCTTGTCAGCTATAGCTTCCGTTGGGCTGTTCACTGCCGTGATCTCAACAGGGGTGAAGCCGTTGTGATCAAACGTAAAATCAACCCCACCGTCTGATATCGTGCCTGTCGTATGGGTCGGCGCGATGTTGCCGGTTGTTCCAGCGGCTTGCGCCCGATAGGCATTGCCATTGAATACGACCCGACCACTGGCGTTGATGGCCAATCCAGGTTCCCAAGTTTGCTCGGGGATGACACCAGTAGGATCGCCAAGACGCCAGAGAGAGCCTACATGGTCTGGCTCGAAGATCGGGCCTGATGCCTGAAGTGTTACCGTGCTGTTGACATCGCCGCCGACGACTTGCAGCGTAATGCCAGAGCTATCGAGCGGAAGAAAAGGCCCGCCTTGAAAGTCGATCGGTTCGATCGTCCAATTAGTATCGCCAAAGCGGCTAAGGATCTGAGGCGGAAAGTCCGGATGAACAAAGCGAATGGTATCGCCGGACTGCGCCCAACGTAGCAAGAACGGATCAAAGTTCGTCCAAGGACTGGCAATCTCGAAAGGCGCCCCACCATCTAGCAGCTGGCCTTGACGCGTAAAGAAGCGAATATAGCCCTGACCGACTTCAAGGATGTAGGCTTGTTCAGCATTAAACTCAAAAGGAATAAGGCGAACCGCTTCCGTTGGCTCTTTAGTCGGTGCGATATGCCGCGTGCCTGGGCGCCTGGTAAAGCCACCTTGGGTTAGGACTAGAAAGTTTTCGAGGGCCGCCGCTGCTTTGTAATACCGGTCAATGTCAGTGCGCAGCAGCGTTCTAGGGCTGATTTCACCTGCATTAAACGCATTCTGTAAAGGCGTAATCGTGGGCATAAACTCGCCTTACCAAGTGCCGCTTGACCCATATCGAGCAGCCAGCCAACCAACAGCACGTGGCCTATCTACAGCATCATTCGCTGTGTTGATGGTTCGCGCCTTAATGATCGATCTCTCATAAAGCCGTTCCATCTCTTGCCGCTTCGATGCGCTCTCAGTAAGGATCGTCGCCATATCCATAGCCAATCGGTATGACAAAGCTTCAGCGACGCTACGCGGCCAATTCTCCAGATTGAGAAGGCCCCGCGTATAGAGCATCCAAACCTCTTCAGCATCAGTCAGAAGCCGTGGCTGACTTAGCTCATAGGCAATATCAATGCAGCTCTTGTCGCGTCTGGTGTAGCTAACATCGAAATCATTCTCCGATGCTCTCACCTGATGAATGCGGATAAGATCAGTTGGCAATTCGTAGAAATAAGCCCAGCCAGAGATAGGGGTCGCCGGCAAACGTAATAGTTGCGCTCTTGTTGAGGCAAAGGCCCAATCATATTCTTCAAGGATTAAGCGCTTGCAGTCGCCAAACAGAATACGTATTTGCTGCGCTCTGTAGCTGGTGTCAGTATCGAGATCATCAATATTTTTAAGGCCAAGAACCATTAAGGCTCGATTAGCGACAATGGTATCTGTCGTCATATCTTAAACACCAGAAAACCGGAGGCCCTTTCGAGCCCCCGGCGCTTTCCTGGCAACTGCACTTTCGGTCGAGCGAGACACCCGCGCATACGCCAAGAACTTTAAGCGAACGCAGTCAGCTCAACCTGAGCAACCGGTCGCGGAGTCGTCCCGTCATTGAGACGACTAACGAAGTATTTCTGCCCGTTGCCGGTCATCACCGAAGGCTGCGCTAGCCCCGGCGTGGTGGTCTCGACAACGTCGGCAACGATGTGAACCACATCACCAAGGCGGAAATGATCGAACATGTCGTTCATATAACCAGCTGCAGCCGCAGCGGCCTGGCTGTCCTCGGTCTTGTAGTTCCACATGCGCTGACCACCGCCATCAACGCAGGTCAGATCAGTTCGAATAAATGGCATGGCTAAGCGGCCTTTCTGGCAGGCTTATCGGAGGCAAAGATCATCGTCTTGCCCGTTGGTGTGAGAACAGGGGTGAAATCAGGAGCAAGGCCAACTTCAGTCACCAAGCATTCAACAAGGCCGTCCGACCCATGAAGCTTGAACATGTCGTGAAGGGCGATACGGGCATTAGGTGAGGCGCGATGCTGAAAGAATGTGAAGAAGCCCTCTTCCATCATTTCTTCAACAGTGACCCCAACATCATAGTATCGCCAAAAGCAGAACCCGCCGTGACCACCGATCTCGGTAAGTGCCTGCTCTCTGAACTTCCTCAGTAATTTCATCCCTAATTCTCGCTCTGTTTTCGGGCTTACTCTTGGCAATCCGTGAGCAGAATGCCGTCTGTGTCGATCGCCACAGCACCCATTGCGAGGAAGCCCTTGACCAGCCAAGCGTGCTTTTCAGCAATCCAGGCAATCTCGGTCTCGACGTCCTGCTGAATGGCGTGGCCAACAGCTGACCAGTGATAGGCAATGCAACGACGATTAGCGCCGGTACGGGTCAAACCGTTCCACGGGCACCACCAAATGCCGTTGAAGAACTTCCTCATCGGCCAATCTTTAAGCGGATGATCGTTCGGGCCGGTGTAATCTGAGTTGACGAACGCATCGATGTTCATCATGTCCGCCCACTGCTTCCAGCCGACAACGCAAACGCGCTGGCCATCATCAGGCACGTCAAGCTCACCCATGGTGATCATGATCTCGTCCATCTTCAGACGGGTCATGCCAGCGCCAGCGGCGGCGATAACGTTCGGGGAGGTCTCAGCTGCCGCAACGATCTGTGCGTCAGTGCGTCGAGCAAGAGCAGAGACGATGGTCTTCTGCAAGGCTTCCTGCTCGCGAATGTTGATCTTCAGCTTGTCGAGATCATCAACGTAGTCGACGCCAAACCAGTCACTGATTGGGCAGTCAACAAAGCTGTGATCGACGTTCATCGGAGGAATGTTGCCATGCCTTGTCTTCTGGCTGGCTTCGCCCTTACCGATTTTCTGGAAACGCTCGGTTTCGCCGAT